CGTTTGTTATAAAATTGCCAAGAACTTGTTTCAAACGGATACGGTCGGAGCGTAATAAAAAGGAATCCAAAGATTCCGGATAGGTCAAAGCTACCCCTCTCGGTACTTTGATCTGGAAAGAAGCTACCGTTTCTACAATAAGTTGTCTTAGATCAAATTCCATGAAATCAAAGGTCATGGTACCAGACTCGAGCTTAGCCAGATCCAATACATCATTAACGATACCCAATAATAACTCATTATTGGTCTGAATAAGATTAATATACTCTTGTCTTAGCTCACCATCCTCTTCATCCCCGAAGAGAATCCGACAATAGCGTTTAATGGCATGCGGATCTCATGGCTGATGTTTGCCAAAAAGGAGGATTTCAAACGCTCTGATTTCTCGGCCTTCAGCATTCGTTCTTCCATCGCTTTCAGTTCAGATATATCATAATTCATCAGTAATAGGATGGGGCTTGATTTCTCCAGACCCGCCTCCATTATATCCAGACGAACCCATTTCCATCCCTCGCCATCCCTGACCCGGACTTCCCCTTGATCATGATCAGTTTCTCCATGGACAAGTCGGCTCAAGGAAGTTTTCAAGCATTCACGGTCTTCTGGCTTGACATTGGAATATATGCCTACTATCTGGCTCAATGGAGTTCCCGGAACTTCACCCATATTCAGATACCATTGTTCCATCGCCACTCCTTCCCCAGTGGACAAATCATACTTTGCGCAGCCGATCTTGGCACGATGACTTATCTGAGGAAAAAAAGGCTCGAACTCTATGCCTAATGTCGTTTTCATATATATCCGTTCTCATTATATTTATGCAAAAAGAGGGTTTAGCCATAAAAAACGAATGAATTAATCGTTCGTTTTGTTGCCTTCCCCACCACTTCAATATCCTGATATATAAGATTATACCATATGACTATAAAAAAATAGAGGGTAGATTGATCACTCAATCCACCCTCCTGTCTATCGTGTGCTTAAACTATTAAAAATCAACCCCTTGATTAGTCTTCTAGAGCCGCTTGCGCCGCAGTAATTCTATATATGATTATCAGATGTTTAGCAAAAAAGGTAAAACAATATACAAACATTTAGGTTTAATTTTTGACACTTCAATAACTGCCGAAAAGCTTAAAAGTAAGTCATTGGAACAGTTAAAATCAACCACAGCACATACCGTCATTTTCAAACGCTTCGCAATATACTAAAAAATCCATATGTTTCCTCGTGCGCGTACATATAATATATAAGCATAAAAAAAGACCGCATTAACGGCCTCTTTCAAAAAAACTATGTGCTATATTCTTATATAACGCACATACACCTTATTCCCTACCCTTCGATATGGAACCAACTTTCCATAAGGATAAACCTTAACTTCTTCCTGCTCATCAGCAGATATCTCTATCGGGTGGATTAGATCCGACAAAGAACTTGTTTTTTGTTTCATTAGACTAACATGATGAATTGTCTTATTATAACACGAAAACGATCCTATATGATGCGATCTTTTACATGTTATACAACACGATCTATGTCTTTTACCTAGGCAGTCTTGGAAGCCTTGCCAGATGCTCCCCTTCTCTCCTCCTTTAATAAACGTTGATCCAACTCATCACCTAATCGCTGAAGTTCTCTTTCCAATTCTTTAATACGATCTTTCTTCTCTGTCACCTCCTCACTCATGGAAAGAGCCACGTGTTTCCAATAAGCGACATCTTTTACTTTATCATCCGAAGAGGCTGACGTATCATTTGAAGTTACAGTCTTTAACATACTACCTTCGCCTCGTAAAAGCCATTCTGCCGATAATTCTGAAAACAAGTCTAATAAGACTAACAGAGTAGACAACGACATCGAAGTCTCTTTGTTAATTTGCTTATTCAAGGTTGATTGAGGATAATTTGCATTCAAACTTATTTGATTAATAGACATGTTTTGCTCTTTCAAGAAACCCCTAAGTCTTTGTTTTACTGAATCTTCCATATTTTTATGTTTTATAACATAGTCTATACAGACTAGAATTGTGTTATTTTATTTTGTTGTTAATCCAATTAGACTTACTTTTACATCGTGTTAAGAACAAAACACGTTTTCAACCCGAAACATTTCGGGTTAGTATGCAAATATAAATATTTAAGATATAATAAGCATGAGATTCAATGAAATTGTAGTCCCGTATGGGACAATAAGAAAGCTAGCCAAGGACACGGGGCTGTCCGAACCATGTATAAGGCACGCCCTAAAAGGCATCACGAACTCCGACAACTCCTTCTTGATAAGGAAGATTGCGAGGGAAAGGTATAGAGGTGTAGAAATTAAAAGTAATCCATCATGATAGCCGAGATAACATTTCCAGATAGATCCGTGTCCTATAGCGACTTCATTCGTGACTTAGCGGCGAAGATAAACACCTTCGCCAAAGAGGATAAAGATGATCCAGCTTACATTTCCCAAAGGAAAGCAGAAGCTCTTTATGGTAAAGCCAATGTATTAAGATGGAGAAAAATGGGAGCAATAAGCCCAATATGCCGTCCCGGTAAGATTGAATATCCAACAGTAAGGCTGAAAGAACTAAGTCGGACTGATGAGATTTACATCCGATGGATGTCAAGCAAAGAGGATAAAAAGAGAAAAAGATAAATCCTCGGCCCCATAGCTCAACGGATAGAGTAAATAATTTTTAGTATAAAAGTTATAAAATATGAATTGGATCAAAGAAAAAGAGCGATTACAAGATATGATCATAAACAAAGATTTGTCTTATGAGGAAATTGGAAGGATTTATGATGTCACAGGAGCTGCTGTAAAGAAAGCCGCTCAAAGAATGTGCATACCACTTAAGCAAAGACGAGCAATAAATCCGAGTGAAACGTTTAATGCTAAACCCCAAAATTGGGGTGTCTGTGAGAATTGCGGAAAGAAATTTCACATGTATTACAAAGGAAAAAGATTCTGTAGCTGTAAATGTTCTGGAGAATATCTGAAAAAAGAATCTATTAAAATGTGGAAAGATGGTCGTAAATCGGGAACAATGGCATTCACTCATAGTGAATTCGTAAGAAATTATATGATGGAGAAATATCATAAGAAATGCCAAGTATACGGATGGGGAGAAATCAACCATTTCACAAAGAAAGTACCATTGCAACTCCATCATATAGATGGAGATCCAGCTAACAACAACGAAGATAACCTTCAATTACTTTGTCCTAATTGCCACGCCCTTACTGATAATTTTGGATCAAGGGGAACAGGGCTAGTTGGAAGATCAAAATACTACGGGAAGGCAAAATAAAGTATAAACGCCGGGTAGCACGTAGCAGGAAGCGTCCCTCTCTCCTAAAGAGGAGTAGAAATACCCCGTGGGTTCGAATCCCACCCCGGTGACCAAAAAAAGAGTTCTTTGACTTATTGAGAAAAAATCCTTATGGCTATCAAAAGGTATACGAGATATAAACGGGATAAGCGTAAGGTGAAAATACAGGAAAGGACGATAGTCCTTGCTCCCGATGTAGTTTAATCGGTTCCGGTATTGGATTTATACATATAATTAATAATGTATATATAATAAGTACGATCCCATTTGGGTATCCTTTCGGTGGTTGGCAAATAAAACCGTATCGTACTAAATAATACGACTTTTCCTACGGGTCGTATCTAAGATATAGTAGGAGGTTAATACGGCCAAACGTATGACAGATTGGACAGACAATCATATGACGACAGATCGGAAAGACGGTCAATCCGAGAACTACGGATTTACGTTAGTGATAAATACTCCCCCACCCGTCTATGATTCGGGCTCGAAACCGTTGGAGGTTGTGGGGGAGCTAATTTTTAACATTAAGGTATGAAAGAAAGAGAATTAAAGATGTGGTGCGTGGAGCAAGCCGCGAGATGCTGTTCCAATGAGACGAGATTGCTGAGATCGGCTGTTGAGATTTTTGATTGGATATCACAGCAAGAGGGTGATCCTAACGAATCACCCTCGACTGTCAAAAAAAGATACATACATGCTTATGTATCCGATGATGGTATTTTGTCATGGGTTTTCCAATAGGTTGTCGATGTTAAAAAACATCGTGTATCCACATTTTGGACAAACGAAAGTCAGAAAACGCATACTACCAGTTATATCGATATCATTAGATGTCAATACGCTGGATTCTAGGTTTACCGCTTTCATGGGGCCATTAACTGGCCCATCGTATCCACAATTAATACACGGTCTCCTGACTGAAAGTGTTGAGCAAATACGCTCAACTTGATTTTTTGTTAGTTTCATATGTTTGTTTTTTAATGTTTAGCGGCCTAAAGATAGGCAAATCCAGCCAAGACCGCAACTATTCCCGCCAAGAGAGCCTAAGACTCGCAGGTCCGGAGCGAGACCGGAGGCGGGAGCGAACACTTTTAAATAATAACAACATGAATGAGATTTATTGGATCACAAGGCTAGATGCCATACAAACGTTGGCGATAATCGCAGTATTTATCTTGGGAATATTAACTTCCATATATATTCTCGGATGGTTTATTGAAGATGACTTTGAAAACGATTCCAAGTTTAAGGACAAGGCTATCAAATGTGCCGCCTATATATCAATCCCTATTTTTTTGCTAGTGTTCATCCCCTCTAAAAGGGATATGCTGATGATTATCGGAATAGGCGGAACCATAGAATATCTCAAGTCTAATGATACCGCCAAGGAGTTGCCGGATAAGGTTATCATGGCTATCGACAAGTTATTGGATGATACAATAGAGGAAGAAAACGAATAAAACCGATAGACCTATTAATAACCAAGTTAATCACATGAAAGAAAGAAGAATTCCACCCTAGGAAATGGCTAGGGCAGGTAGCGAACCGCAGAAACAATTTTAATCCGTCTTCATATCGTACTAAAAAGGAGTACGTCCGGTGGAAATCCGGTTATCTAGTTATATTATTATCTAGGGTTACAAGGGGTGCGAGTTCCCCGGCTACCACTATCACAATTCACACTATTTGCTGTTTATGTGTAATAAAGCTACCAAGACCTTACAATACCACCGTGAGGCAGGAAAGAATATTCGTTATTACTTAAACTGTGCCGGAGCCTTTAGGGTCGCCGGTTCAAGCCCGGCAGGGAGCACGCTTCATCCCTAGGGGGTGCTTATTCAATCAGAAAATCAGCCACAATTGCAACGCAGGTCTCCGTCCGTGAGGATATGAGGCCTTTCTTCCGATTTTTAAAAACAACAATATATATGATAAAGAGAAACCAAGCATGGTTCTGGAAGATATTCCGGGCCATAAAGAGCATTATCATCTTCTCGTTAAGGATGATCGCTGCTACCGTACTAGGGCTAATGTCAATAGTGTCAATATTTGAGTGGTACGATAAGCCATTCAATATTCACCTCTTGATCCTAGCGATCATATCAATCTTTATTGTGGTACGCCAAATAGTTATAATGACTTATGAGTCAGAAAAATGATTTCAGAGTACTATACGTGGTGCAAGCCCCTTCAAGGCCTAACCGATCCAAGAAGGACGATATCCTAGACGAATTAAAGACACTTAGCAAAGAAGAATTGATAGAGATAAGAAAAGACATTGTAGAACTAATAAACGATAAATAAAATGGCTGCTATAAAATCTTACAAGGGATTTGACAAAAATTTAAAATGCCGGGATTTTCAATATGAAATAGGCAAGGAATATGAGATGGATGGAGAGATCAAGGTGTGTAACAGAGGCTTTCACGCTTGCGAAAGCCCGTTTGATGTTTTTGATCACTATACTATGATAGACTCTAGGTTTTGCGAAGTAGAGCAAGACGGGAATATATCCAAGGAGGATAGAGGGACAAAAATTTGCTCATCGAAGATTAAAATAAAAGCAGAGTTAAAATTGGCTGACATGATCAATCTTGGAGTTGAGTGGCTAAAAGAGATCACATCGCCTGAAAAAATAAAAACGAGCATAAAGGATAATTCGTCCGGCTACGGTGCCCAGATTGGTTCGTCCGGCTACGGTGCCCAGATTGGTTCGTCCGGCAACGGTGCCAAGATTGGTTCGTCCGGCAACGGTGCCCAGATTGGTTCGTCCGGCAACGGTGCCCAGATTGGTTCGTCCGGCA